GCGAAGTAGAGTCTCGTAAGGTTTGAATTCGTTAAGAAGCTCGTCCAGTTGCGTCTTCGCTTCCTTGAGCGGTTGAACCCCCTTCGTGTGATCTTCTTCGCGGCGAACGATTTCCTGCAGGAGTTCTACTGGCGCGGTATTCCAATGAGGCTCGACTTCCTTTTTCAAGGAGGCGATGAATTTCGGACGCTCTGGTACTGGAAACTGCGGAGCCCCTGGAGCGAATTTGCCTTGCTCGCGCGGCTGGAAAACGGCGTGTTTTCCGCGTTCGGTGGGCGGCTTTTCGAAGGCTGCTTTCAATACCGCATGGCGATCCTTGGGGTCCGGAGCTGTTGGCCCCGGAACATTGACCGTTTCGGTTGCAGGTGGGGGAACTACGGGCGTTTGCTCTGTAGAAGCAATCTGCTCTTCGGTTGTGCTCATAATTTAAAGTGCGACCCAAAAGAAAAACGCCCCTTCAAGCTCGTAACGAGAAGGAGCGTTTCTCTAAATCTTTGGGTTATGTCTCCGGGGATCGGCCGAAGGACAATCTATTATTGCAATGCCGTCATTCGATAATGAACCTCATGAACATGATCGGTTTCTTTATAATCCGGGACACCAATACGATGTTCTATAGAATCGATTCGATATCTGTGCCTGTCAATGTTCATGATTTCGTTAATCTGGGGCGTGGTTATGATTTCCGGTGAACACGCGAGTGACAGGAGGCATTTACCATCTATGTCGAAGAATTTGTAGCCAATGATCATTGCTTCCATACCCAAATACACATGATAACAGCCATTAAATAGGCAAAAATCACGGCAGGCCAAGACCCCGGCCAATTATAGAGAATGATGAGGCTCAATATTGCGGATGGACAGACCGCGCCCGTGAGAGTTCGTGGCTGCAATATCATCTTTTTATCAAATGCCTCGCGGTTTCCAGACTCAACTTAATCAGCGTCTTTCGATCGGGCATGGGGCGATTGTACAACCGATTCGCCATTTCCGTGTCTACTCGCGATAACTCACGGGGCCTGATCTCTCCTTCACGCGGGGCGACTTCCTTGACGCCTTCGGTTCCACGGGAAACCTTTTGCGCGAAAGCTTCCCGCTTTTTGCCCCATTTTTCCTGAACATTTCTCATGTCCGAATGGCCCATTTCAATAGTGCCGGTGCGCTTCAAATGCTCCCGCCATTGGGCTTTACCGCGGATGCGTTTGCCGTCTGGTGAGCGAAACTCGGCAATGTCATCCTGAACATTCGGGATGGCCTGAATCTCGCTGACGCTCAATTCGATGAGCGCGCCATTTCTCCATGCATAGGTCCGACGCATCTAAAGCTTACCCTTTAACTCCAACTCATATTGCTCCCAGAAGGGCGCATCTGGGCAGGCAATATGGATCGTTGTGACCGGCAACAGGATTTCTCCATCTACTATTGGGATTTGCAGGAACTGGCCTTCCTCTATATCGATCAGCGCAATAATCTTTCTACACCATTTGCATTTACCTATCATCTATCTCTCCCAATAGGCCCCTTCGATCTCATAGGCGCACGCCACAGTCTGCGAGGCGCGCCACAGAATCAACTTATACCATTGCTGCGGGCCAATAATGACGGGACAGACGTGGACATTGCGTTCCATGATGGTCGCTCCTTCAACGGGTGCGCCGGACAATGAGACGACATCTGCGCCGAAGGTAAAGGTTACGGTATCATTGATGACAGAAATCACGGGACGCACCGCGATATTCGAAATGATGCGTTGCAGTCCTCCTGCTCCTGCCGTGCAGATGACTGCCCCGGCATAGATCAGTGCGCCGCCGATGCCAGCGACATCGATATTTGTATTCGTTGGCGTGATGAGCGTTCCACCGGAGGTATAGCCCGCGCCGGGGTCCAGCAGGTGTGTCGCGTAATTCAGCGTCCCTGTCGTACCCGCCGCGGTCCAGACGACTTTCAGATAATCGAAATAGATTCGGCGGCCGCCAAGGGGATACTGATTTTTAATCAATACCGTGGCCTTGGTATTGTCCATTGTAGTCGCAGCGGCATGGCCGGTAAGGCCGGTGCCCGGCGTCGGATTGTTGAAGGTGAAATAGTCGCCCTCATCACAGAAGGCGGCAAGCTTTGTATAAGTGATGCCGACAGCTTGTTCTTTATAGCCGCTGATGCGCTGATCGGTGATTTGATTGCCGTCGGGAATCTTGGGATCAGGGCGGGTTTGAGTGACTTGTGCGGCCATGGTTAGCGCTCCCAGTATCCGATTTCGAATTCGTAGTTATTGCCTGCCGCCTGCGAGGCACGCCAGAGCACCAGTTTGTACGATTCTTGCGGGCCGATAATTACTGGCGCGAGACAGACAGCCCGTTCCAAGATCAATAGCCCTTCAATCGGCATTCCGCTGAAGGAGGTGATTTCGCCACCAAACTGAAAATAGAGCGTGTCATAAATCACCGTAATGACCGAGCGGATGGCTTGATTGCCAATAATACGTTGCGCGGGTCCTGCCGTCGCTACAACTGCTCCTGTATAGATGAGTGCCGCAGAATTCATGTTCCCAATGTCGCAGTTGGGTTGAACTGGGGCGATGGTCGAGCCGCCCGAGGTGTATCCCGCTCCGGCATCGACAATATGCGTGGCATAGTTCAGCGAGCCAGTCGCGCCGATCGCGGAAGCCATGAGCTTGATGAAGTCGAGATAAATCCGTTTCGAGCCGTTATTCTTAATCAGAATGAACGGCTTCGTATTGTCCATTGTCGTGACAACGCCGCCGAGCACGCCGCTTCCCGGTGTCGGGTTGGTCGCGACATAATAAGAGCCTTCATCGGCGAGCGTATAGAGCTTGTTGTTCATCAAATACATGAACTGCTCTTTGTAGCCGGTATAGCGCTGGTCCAAGACACCATAGCTTCCATCGGCAATCTTGGGATCGGGGCGGGACTGCGAAACGACTTGGGCCATTGATGTCTCCTTGTCGGCTAGTCTATGGTGAAATGCTGGCTTCGGCTACATTTTCTTTCGCGGCATCGACCCCCGCCTTAGCAGTAATCTCCGCAATGCGAATCTTCGTTTCAGATTCAAGCTTCGCCTTCCATGCTTCAAACTGCTGCTCCATGGTCGCGAGCATCCCTTTAAACTGAGTGTCGCGCTGGGCCGCCTGAGCGTCCAATGCGGCCTTCTCGCGCTCGAGCTGCATGTCCTGCTGTTGTTTTGCTTGCTGAACCTGAGCGTCGAGTTGAGCCTTGGCATTTGCCGTCTGCATGTCGACCTGGGCTTGATTCTGCGATGCCTGGATTTGCGCCTGCGCTTTAATCATCTCAGGATTCGGCTGAGGTTGCTGTTGCGCCGCCATCGCCTTTTGTTCGAGCGCCTTCATGCCGCGTTCAATCGCCGACTCCAATCCGCGGCCAGCACGATAGCGGCGCACCAGGAACAATAACATCTCGCTGGCCATCGGCAGAGTTTCCGGTGCTTTCTCAATCATTGGGCCTGCCTTCGCCATGAAGTTCGAAATGGCGGTAATGGCATCATTCGCCGCTTGCTTCTCGGCTTGATCGTCGATCTGAGCCAGAGTGTCGGATTCGACGGAGATATGAAACTCGCGAATCGTGGAGTTCGACAACATCTGCAAGGCTTGCCGTAGCATCTTCGGGTCGCGGCCATCATCGGTCTGCTGGATGCCTGACATTTGGACAATCAGTTGCGGCGGATAGAACTTACAAATGATTTCCGCCTTCAGGCGGAAGAGATCGGAAGCAAAGCGGGCTACATCGGTCTGGGAGGACTTCAGCCGGAGAGAGCCGAAGTTCGCTTTCAGTTGCTGCGCCCCCAGGGTTTCCTGGGCATTCGTGGCTCCGCGCAGAATATCGGAAATGCCGCAAATCTCGTAAATGGTCTGCTTCACATCCTCGCGCGCTTTGTAAAGGACGCCGAGTGCCTGGGTAATGACTGTAATATCCAGCATGTCGACGGCACCCTTGAGTCCGCCTTTCTCTGCCAGCGCGGCCCAGTTGACGACCCCGAACAGCATGTTGTCGACGCCTTCCGAGAGCAGCCGCGCCAGTTCTTTAAATTCCTGATTGTAGACGCCGACCGCCTTGACCGCGCGGATCAGATTCGATATGCGGCCGGTGATGGAATCAAGTTCGCGGGCCTGATCCTCATACTCGATATAGTCCGGCACCGGCAGAAGCGAACCATTCGTCATGGTGGCGTATAGTGGCCGGGGGCAGGGGAAAAATCCTTCTAAGGAAAGCGGGTCGTCCCGTTCATCGAGAGCCTCTGGATAGTCGCGAGCCACCCAACAAACCTTGCCCGCACGCTTATCCCAGACTTCCCAGACTTCCGCCTTTTTCGAGATCGTTGATTTCGTTTTCGGATTTTTCTTGCCGCTGTCTTCGGTATCCGATGCAGACAGCGGTACATTCGTGAAGATTTTGCCGAAACGGTCCTTGCCTTCCTTCCTAGTCATATAAACCCGGCGGGCGGCCCACCAGACTTCATCCCATATGCGCGCGGGCGAGTGGCGGAAATCTTTCCAGAAAATATAGTCGACTGGCGAATGCGCCGCATCGATACGTTCGGTGACAATGGGCTCCGTATTGGTGATTTCCGCTTCGCCTTTCGGCGCTTCCAGTTTTTCCTGAGTGATGATGGGATCATATCGAACCCAAGCAGTACCACGTCCAGGGAGAAGCCGGTCTTCAACGCAGCTTCGCATAGCGGAGTCGTAGTCTGGGAACTGTTCACACTCATACTCCAGTACCCGCTCGAGCATCGTACTCGCTAGGCGCCCAATGGGATCTTGATCCATATAACGGCGTGAGACTTCCGGTTTTGCGGCTCTTCCATATAAAGAGGGAGTGAGAACCTCGACATTCGACCAGAGGATATTGAACTTCGTTTTGAGTTTTCCAGTCGCGCCGCGTTCATCGCGATAACGATCGACTACGCGCTCGCCGCGCGTCTGCCAGTCGCTAAAGACGGTCTTTGAATGATCGAGTTGCTCATGCCAATATTTGCCTAGTTCCGCAGGGGTAGAGGGATAGTCTTCGGCGGTGTCGGTGGAATCGGCCATTCAGATTTTGGTGTCCAACGCTTTCCTATCTTCATGCCATTGCCACAGTTCGTCAAGTGTTATGGTCTGCAGGGTTTTACCGGGCGCATCTTTGGAATCGGCAGGCCTTTCGCGGCGTTCAGCCACCGCAAGCATTCGAAACGCGTCGGCAGGATGAGAACACCAATTATGAAGTGGCGTTTTACGAAACGCCTTCTTGTCCTCATCGTACTCGCGCTGATACTGGCGCAGTGCCTCGGTGCCTTCGCCTGTTGTCAGAGTGTTGAAGTAGCACCGGCCGAGAATCGAGCGAACAGCCTGGATTCCGTCCTCAATCGAGAGATTCGGCACAATTGCAAGTGAAGATGGGCCAAGATATTTCCCCAGTTTCTCGACAATGGACTTTCCGTCTGCGGCTAAGGTCTTCGCTCGCGCGTCATGCGGGAGCCAATGTCTTGCATAACGGTATGGTCGCGACGTGACCGCTTCGACCAATGAACCGGCTTCCCAATCGCCTTGAGTAAAGGTTTCAATATCGCCGCCACTCTCCACGAAATAATCCAGAATACGGATTTCCTGCCGTATATTTTGATAAAACCATATGGCCGTATCGTCGGTCCGGCCCAAGTCCCATGCCGTGAACACAGGGAAACTTGAATCGTAAGCCACGAGCCGAATTCGATTCTCCGCGTCAACCGCCGCCATTTCTTTTCCATAAAATGCGCCAAGTATGGCCGCATCGAACGAACACTCGTATTCCTGTGCATACTGGTCCTCACTCAGCTGAGCGCGGGCGGCGTCCAACTCTTCCTGATCGATGATGCCGCTCTCGCTCGCCTTCAACACCATCGAGAACCATGAAGGATCGGTCTGCGCTACGCGATGCAAGTCATAAAACTGATTATGACCTTTGGGTGTGCCCCCAAAGACGGCCCAACCCTTGCGATCACTCAATGTTGGCCTGATGACGTTCCCCCACACCGACGGCCGGAAGTCTCCGTATTCGTCGCAGTAGACGCCCGCAAAACCTAATCCGCGCATTGCATCCGCATTATCGACCCCAAACAACTGACAGGTCGCTCCATTGACCAATCGAATCAGAAGTTCTGCTTCATTGGCCTTCGAGATTACCGCGCGTCCGTAATGCTTGAAATATTCCCAGGCGACGGCCTTCGCCTGCGACCGATACGGCGCTATGTAGGCGTAGGGAGCGGCAACCTTCAGCGCTTCCTTGATTTCATCGTTGACCGCAGCCACCGTCTTACCCGCGCGGCGATGACAGACGAGATCCGCCCATCGTTTTGTGCGGTTGTGAAAAGGTAGAAAGGCGGGACGGGGAAGGTATGGGATCTCAACGACTCTAACCGCCATCAGGTTTCGGCGTCATGCGGACCTTCATGGAACCATTGGAACGATCCGCGCAAGCAATGCAGTAGACCGGCGTTGCGGATACATCTTCGCGAACTTCAATCAGACCGCAGAACGGGCACTCGTACTTCATAGGAGCGTCCTGAAATTCTTCAAGCGTTGCATCTCGCCTTCCTGAATCTGCGCTTCCGCCATCTCGCGCGCTTTGAACAACTCCCGGTAGGCTTCCTGGTAAGCGGCGTCCCATGCTGCTTCGCTTAATTCTCTTAGACTCACCGTGCCTACATCTGCGTCCCGAATCAGGAGTTGTTGTTTCTTTCCCCACCACTCTTCAAACGTCATAAAGCTTTATACATCACGCGCCAGAAACAGAATAGGATAATCAACCAACAGAGCGTCATCGCGCCCTTCCCCCGAGTCATCCGTTCTTTGTGCGGTGGCCGGACTCGATACCGGCTTCCACTCTCCCCGGTTTAACCCCTGTAGCCGGGTCCGGGTGGGTTAGAATCTTGAGGCGACGCTACAAGTGCCGTTTCTCCTCGTGATTGGTGGACTGCTTTCGCAAGCGTGTCCTTCCACGCCGCACCACACCTCAAACGTCATCGCTTCTTCTTCCTCGGCCTTCCACCCAGCAACCCGTTCGCCCGCGAACTCACCGCCTTCTTCTTCGACCGCACCGCTCCCCGGCAGGCTCCGCAAAACACAACTATTTGAGCTTTCGGGTGTATTGTGCAGCCGAGTTGAGATTTATTACCGACAATAGACATCGTTTTTCCTTTTCTTTTGTGGCGGGTGAGATCCTCTAGGTTTAGGTTCCATTCTTGTATCCTAGCACGCCTGTCAACCGCGTGGCTTCTCTTCTCCCGCGACTACCACGCCCATCGCGGAAGACGTGCTGACGTAACCGCTGCCTTGAAATCCACATTGACATGGCGTAAGACCGCATCTCGTGCAGACCATTTCACATCACCCCCTTTGTTGCTCCGACTTTGTTCATTTACTCTTCAGCCTCTGTGCCATTCCTAAACTCACGCTAATCAGAGCCATCCCCGCTCCTATAGCCATTCCCAGTAAACCACTCGCCGCCACTCCTAATCCAACCTGCCACACCGTTAATGTAATCATGCATGCTAGGTTACCAACCGTGCTCTGAAAAAGCAACCCCGGTTATACGGGCATGCCCGCAGTTGCTGCGGCCAGGGTCATGTCATGTCGGACGGGATTGAAAGAAAGGACCGAGACCCGGGGGCATGCCCTACCCCCTTCGAAGCATGCTTTCATTTCTTAATGGCGCGAAGCGTACCTTCGAAGCCGAATGTATCGTGATGCGATAACCTAACGATCTACCTGTAGTGGTGTGATTATGCAGTGTCGCACTTGGGGTGTTATGTAAACCTAGCATGTGACTACATATGGGGTGTGGGGTTACTTGATCCATCGCGCGCGGCACAAGATGAAGCACGCAAGCCAGCCCACGCAAAAACCAGAAAGCCACAACACCCAATCAATCACTGATCTTCTTCCGCTCCGGCGTCACGTTGATCTCCGGCGTCACGTTGATCACTGCTTGTTCCGTGCCAGGCGCCTGCATCCAGCTCACTTGAATCGTCACATTCGTATCCTGCGACTTGTCCTCGAAGAGCTTCAGGTACTTGCCAGCCATCTCCAACGCTTTCGTCTTGTCCCACTGCTTGACTTTATGCACTTCGTCGAGCGCGCCATCGCCACTCACCAGATTGCGCTTGATCACTTCGACGCTGGCAATCGTGGCTCGCGTGGCTTCATCGAGTTCGTGAATCGCCCGTAGATTGCCGTTTTCATCGAAGAGTTCGCCAGGATCCGAGTAAGCGAGGCGTGCAATTTCGCGAAGGGTGCGAGCCTTGGAAAGCCCGTATTCATTGAGTTTAGCGTCAATAGCCAGTTTAACATCGTCTTTTAAAAGCAGGCGATAACCGGCATTAATTGCACTGTGAGGGCTATACCCTGCATGAATCGCGGCTTGAGTCGCATTGAGCGATTGCGCGTAAGATTCGACGAATTTGCGTTTACGTGTGGCCAGTTTGCGCGGTAAGCAGGGCATAACTGAGTGAAATCTTAACACTACTGTTCAAGATTGGAGAAACTTAAGCCCTTGTCTACGCGGCGATTTCGGCCTCGACGGCTTTTTGCAGATCGAACAACTCATCGAGAGTCCATGACAGGCGCGGGAACTGTCGCTTGATCTCGGTCGGTGTTTGACCTTCAGCGAGCATGGCGCGAAGCACGCTTTGTTCTTGCTGCGCGGGGGTGAGCATCATGCCTCGATTATCGCATATCGATAAAGGAAAAGCTTCCCGGGCCTACCGCAAGCGTAGAATAGAGCGGAGCGAAAATGCTATGACGGCAGGATCGAGAGGGTTATCACATGACCGTCACATGAGAAAAAGGGTACGATCCTTCGGATTCAATTCAGGAGGGGATTCAGTGAATGGCCTGCGGCAGCAAGGTTTGGCCGTACAACAAAATCACGGATTGGAAAAGCGTCAGGCTGAATTCACGCGGCATCGCGCTTTGTTTTCGCGTGGTTGCAATTCGGCCGGCCAGTTTACGGGATCGCTGGCCGTATTAGCTTATCGCCTCATGACTTAAACGGTCGGCAGTCAGGATTCGCGATACGGTCTCTAATTACTGAATGGACCAACAGTTCCGATTTGGAGTTCCCCTTGAAAGCGGATCGTACCCATCACAGGCACCCTACTCTTCTCGCAGCGGGACAGCATACGCCCATATTTCGATAGGAATATGGGAATCCTATTCATTGAGACGATTCTGCAAAGCTTTGCCATCGGCCAGGGCCTCAGCGTACTTTGCTTCGAGGGCATCGAGCCCTTCTAGAGGTTGAATCGTTAATCGTTCAGAGGTAGGACCATTTGGCGTGGGAAGTTCTTTCGCAATCGCTTGCTGTGGGCTGAATGTGGAATCGGTCCCAGGTCGATGGCCAATGCGCCATTTACCGGACGGCGTGCGAATCCAATTATGTTTACGTGATTGCGCCATTTGCGATGAACTGTGAGTCCATGTTTGACAGATATACTCCTCTTGTGCTTACAATACAACTACGTTCTTAGCCGAGCGCGATAACTGTGGCACTCAAGCCCGCATGCCGGAAACACTCGGTAGCGGGCTTTTGTGTTTCTACTCTTGCACCTACCCCTACACATGTGCTAAGCTTGAGCGCATGAGAAAACATATCTCGACTCCAAAGCAGTTCACGAAGCGAATGCAATTACTGTTGTCGAAAGAGCAACACGCGAAAATCCGCACCATTGCCAAGTCTCAGGCCTGCTCAATGGGACATATTATCCGCTTTCTCATTGACGCCTCTGAAGTTAGCGCGATTGAAAATAAATCATAAATACCTCTTGACACATGTGTATGTGTCGCGTATATTCACATCATGATTAAATGGAATCGCATAACACGAAACGAAGATCCTATTATCGAGAACATCGTGCAGCGCCTTGTTAAATATGGCTATGAAGCCGGATGCCCGGTCGACCGCATGCCGGCCTCCATGGATATCCGTGCCGCGCATTTAGCGCATCCGCTCAGGCTTGCGGAGTTGCTTGCGGCCGATGAATTCAACTTCAAGCACGACGTTTACGGAATTCTGAATCATATTGATCGTAATACTGGCGAGATGAAAGATTTCTTCTGTCCACGCTTTTCCTTTCGCTCTGTATGACGGTGAGTGCCTATCTTCGCTGGCTCGTGCTCAAGGCTGAAGCGCAAAACACCGTTCTAATCAGCGCCTGCGAGGCTTGGCTCGCGGCTTGTCGGCATCAAGCCGCGAATCCGACCGAAACCAAGGAGAACATGGAAGTGCTTATTAAAGAAGCATTGCGCCTAACTAAACTGGCCCTGGCGGGGCGGGCCTTGAGCCGCTCGCCAAGGAATTTCAGGGAAGGAACAGGAATGAAGGAAGTCATCGTTAATACACAGGCTGAGTTCGATGCAGCACTTGCACCCGATACGCAAATAATTATCAAAGACACTGGCGGTCTTTACATCTATGTGCCGAACTTGCCGACCGGCTGCCACGTTGTCGCGAGGGAATCGAGCCACGTTGTCGCGTGGGAATCGAGCCACGTTGAGGCGAGGGGATCGAGCCACATTTTCGCGAGGGGATCGAGCCACGTTGTCGCGTGGGAATCGAGCCACGTTGAGGCGAGGGAATCGAGCCACGTTGTCGCGAGGGAATCGAGCCACGTTGAGGCGTGGGAATCGAGCCACGTTGAGGCGCTGGAATCGAGCCACGTTGAGGCGAGGGAATCGAGCCACGTTGTCGCGTGGGGATCGAGCCACGTTGAGGCGCTGGGATCGAGCCACGTTGTCGCGAGGGGATCGAGCCACGTTGTCGCGCTGGGATCGAGCCACGTTGAGGCGAGGGAATCGAGCCACGTTGTCGCGCTGGAATCGAGCCACGTTGAGGCGCTGGAATCGAGCCACGTTGTCGCGTGGGAATCGAGCCACGTTGAGGCGAGGGAATCGAGCCACGTTGTCGCGAGGGAATCGAGCCACGTTGAGGCGTGGGAATCGAGCCACGTTGAGGCGAGGGGCAATGTCTCCGTTAGCCTTCGGTCTGAAGATGCCGTCGTAGTTCTGTTCATGTTCGCCGTCTGCATAGCACTGGCAAAAGGCAAGATCACTAAGAAGGCGAAAACGGCAACGATTATCCGGGCCGCATTCCGAGAAGGCGTTCCAGGCTGGCTGGATCAGCAAGGTATCGGAGAGAAAAAGACTGTTGTTCTTTTCAAGAAAGTCTCGGCTGACTTCAAAACACAAGAGAACACGCCGAATCAGACAGATTGGACCATAGGCCGTACCGTCAATCATCCCGCATGGAATCCTACTGCTCAAGAGTGCGGCCCAGGTAAGTTCCACGGCTGTTCGCAGGCATACTTCTGCGATGAATTTCGATTCGGTGAAGGCGACCGCTACATTGCTATCGAGATCGCAAAGAAAGACCTGTACGCTTGGCCAAATCCGGGATATCCCAACAAGATCGCGTTCCGATCGGGAAAGGTTCTTTATGAGTGCGACCGATATGGGGTGAGGCTGTGATTCAAGGCCACCATGGCTGAGTATTTTGAGTACAGCAGAGAGAGGGAACGGTGATGCGGACTGCGAGTGGGAACTTTTGGAAAGGATGAAAGGGAAGGAAAATCATGACTAGGGAACAGCGACGATGGTGTCTCACTGCTATTGGGCTAGGAGGAGATTTCGTCAAATCGTTCGCGAAAACGGTCCTATTGGCCGACGAAGTGAATGAGCAGATATTGCTTCCCGTGCTCGAACAGCTAATGGCGAAATATCCAAGCTATTCCGAGCCAGCAATGCAGGGGAAAGTCATATGAGTAGAGTCGGCCAAAATAGTGA